GGACACTACTTTTGAAGCAATGAGTGTAAAAGATGCCTGAGAAGGATCTATGTCAAAAACAGAGGCCCAAAATAACTGGGCCAAGTCCTCATTCTTATCAAAAATATTTTGGGCAGAAGAAATGAAAGACAATTCATCAGAGTTGTCTTCATTAAGAGTTCCAGAAAATTCCTTAAAGAACTCTTGAATTTTAATTTGTTCAGGAGAAACTTTTTGTGAAGACAAAAGTTTGTCATATTTAGACTGCCAAGAAGTTGAAGTCAGCCGATACCGTAAAAGATCAGCTTTTAAGGAAACAATTTCAGCAGTTTTATTAATGTCAAACTTGTTGACAGGTGTCACAGTAAAAGCATCTATTGTAGTATTTTCATCCACAAAAGCAGATGCGGATATACCGAAAACACAAGCAACACCATTAAAAGTAAATTCCAAAGAAGAAAGAGCATTGATTACTGTGCCCATATCCTCTGAAGATTTAAGTACATTATTTAGTTTTTCAAGTGCTTCTTCATAGGAAAGCGAAGGCATTGGTTCACCAGTAGAATATATATAAAATACACCCACTGGGATACACATGTGACAGTGTTTCGACTAGGCTCATCAGTCCCAGTAGTAATAACCACTTTAATATTTTAGAAAGTGTGGCAACCAGAAGCACAGCCTTACTGGAAACTTAAAGAGATGCCACACTTTCCACAAAGCCCATTTGGAGGCCGACTATGCAACCAAACAAGTGGCAAGGAACTTTTAGACAATAGACTAGCAAAAATTTTGAAAAGATATTCGTCATGGCCCAAAACACACTCAATCAAATCCCCTTTGTGCTCCAAAGAAACATCCAAAAGTATGTAACTAAAGCGCAAGAGAGAAATATTTGGAAAAGTGCCACATGGATATTTTAAAGTTCTTGCCAAAGCATTAACTTTAGTATCACCACAATAAGAAAATGGTTTTAACTCTTTAAAGTTCTTAAAGCAGTCATAAAAGTGCATAGCTTGCCAAGTGATTTCACTGGCAAGCATTTTATGCATTTCTAGACGCCAATCTGGGCCATTTTCTATAAGCAAAGACTCTAAATCAAGTTTTGGGGCAACAACATGAGAGACCTTGCAAATTAAAATGGATAAGCCAAAAACCCTCAATGCCAAAGGGTCAACAAAATCATAACAAAATGGAACAATTTGTAATAAACGTTCATAAAGAAAAACACGATTTTGCAGCCCAAAAATATCAGCTTGGTTTACTAGGCTAATATTGGACAATGCAATTTGATCTTGAGGGTCAATTGGGGCAAAGAAGTCGGACATTGAATATTTGCTAAAACACTAAAATAGTGCAGACACAAACAAATGTGTTTCGTCCTAGGACTCATCAGTGCAAATTTAAACATGAACATCTAAGACATTCAAATTTTCATCTGTTAAGTCATTTACCTGTGACCATTCAAAGAAACGAGCCACAAAATTTTAAACTACCTCATTCAACCCAAAGGTCTTGATCCTTCAACCAAGGAATGTAATTAGACAAAAGGTCCTTATGGATACGCCTCTTGTCTTTAGCATCCCGGGCATACGAGGAAAATAATGGGTCTCTTGCCATAATATCTAGGTAAGAATCCCATTTATTGGTTAAATTTTGCAAAATAAAAGCTTGATCCCAATCAGGATAAATGAAGGCATCAACTCTATTTTCAATTCTTTCTTCAGCCATGAAATTATTAAACATTTTCTGTTCAATAAGAGCATGATCATCCTCAGCTGATTTCAAATCAGTTTTCAATTTATCAATTGTAAATTGAATCTTTTCTGATTCAGCTTTGTCATTTTCTTTCTTAGCTAAAAGTTGATTTTTATTCATTTTTAATAAATTGGCTTGAATATCTCTTTTAACCCTATTATCCCAAATCTTTGATGGATTTGGTTTAGCAACATAGGACACATGTGCAACTTCTGTTTTAGCTGATTCCATGGGTCCAAGTTCAATGTTTTTAGGAGTAAATTTCTTAAGATTAAGTAAGAAATCCAAAATTTCTGCACTCACAGACCAGCCCCTTTGGGGCCGCACTCCATTTCTAACTGGTTGTAGATTGATAGGATCAATATAACCAGCAAATTTGGACAATCTACCTTCTAGTTTCAATCTTAAGCTTTCAACAATGGAAGATTCACCCTCTTGCCACCTTAAAGCTGGTGTGATAATCTGCTTTTCCACATTATTGAAAGTAGTTCCCAATTTAGATAAATCTGAATTTGGGAAAGCTAGTTGTAACCATTCTGGCGCTATTTTCATAATTAAATCAAAATTGACACCAGATGAAATCAAATTGAGGATATTTTCAATAGGGTGAAAAGGATCTTTTTCAGGTAATCCCTTCAACTCAAAGAAAATAAACCTACCATTATTAGTCCTGCCAGTTCTGCCTTTCCTTTGTTTAAGGAGGGCAGGAGTAGCACCATAAATGACAGGTTTCACCACATCATAACCCCGAACAACAAGTTCAGAGTTTGTAGTGAAAACATGATCAACAGATGGCAAAGTCACACCTATGTCAGAAACAGAGGTTGTGACAATAATACTCCATCTTTCTGGCAAATCAGTATGTCCACTCCAAAATCCTACGATACCACCAGAAGGACCTTTCAACGTGTCCAAGAAAAGCATAACTTCTTTCTTAGTATTGACAAAGACAAGGCTTTTAGAAAAGGGGTTAGCATTAGACAAATAATGCGAAACAAATTTTCTATAAATGTCAAAACCAAATTGGTAAGTAGGATGATCAAGATATGACTTATAAGATAATGTCAAAGACTCATAAGATGGGTCTTTTGTCATCACCACAAGTGCATCAACATGGTCAATTGACCACACTTGTGCTCCAGAAATCCTACTAATAGGCAAACCCAAATCCTGTGGAGGTGTGGCTGATGTTAACAAATATTTCAAACCTTTCTTTTTAATTAAAAGAAAAGCAAATTGATAAATAGTTTCCATAACATGAGCTTCATCAAAAACAAAGAAAGATGAATCATTGATCCATTCCTCATGCAAAACAAGTTCCATGGGGGTTGCATAAATAACCTTAGCTTTAGGGTCATAAACAAAACCCTCAGTTGCACCAGTACAGTTCATACCAAATTTGGACTTCATATAAGGTACAACACCAGAAACGATAGATGATCTAGGTTCAACTACAATCAAGTGCTTCAAAGAAGCTACTTCAGGTAATGATAAAAATGAATTTATCATTGCAGTTGTTTTTCCAGAACCAGTGGCAGCTTCAACAATATATGGTTGCCCAGCCAAAGCTA